AGAGACACGTGAGAAGTTGATGCAGGCAGACCGCGTCAAGGACTTCATGAACTACCAAATCACCACGGTGATGGAAGAGTACACACCGGACTTTGATCAGTTGCTGTTCTATGTGGGCTTTGGTGGTTCTGCATTTAAGAAGGTGTACTTTGACGAGGTCAAGGGCCGCATGGTTAGCGCTTTGGTGCTGCCTGATAACCTGTACATCCCCTACACCGGCTCTTCTGTGATGAGCGAGTGCCAGCGCATCACGCACCGCGTTCCGATGTCCACTAACGATTACCGCAAAGCAGTGATCCGTGGTCAGTACTTGGATACAGCGCAGATGACGACAGCGGCTGAGACAGGCCAGAGCATTATCAAGAAGGAAACAGACCGCACAACGGGTGTTGATCCTACTGGTGTGGAAGAAGAAATCTGTTTGCTGGAGTTCTTGGTTGATCTGGACATCCGCGGCTTTGAGCACAAGGATGAAGACGGCGAAGAGACAGGCATTAAGCTGCCATACATCGTTACGATTGATGAGATCTCTCAATCTGTTGTGGGTGTGCGTCGCAACTGGAAAGAAGGCGATCCTCTGTTTGCGCGCAAGCAGTACTACGTGCATTATTTGTTGGTGCAAGGCCCCGGTGCTTATGGCTTGGGCTTCTTGCATTTGGTGGGTGGCCTGACGAAGACAGCAACGTCTGCATTGCAGCAGTTGGTTGATGCTGGAACGCTTGCTAACTTGCCAGCAGGCTTTAAAGCCAAGGGCGCGCGTATTGCGAATGACGATACACCGTTGTCACCGGGCGAGTTCAGAGATATGGATGCGGGTGGTGCAGAGTTGTCTGCATCGCTGTTGCCTTTGCCATATAAGGAGCCTAGCCAGACGCTGTTTGCACTGCTTGGTTTCTGCGTAGATGCTGGCCGCCGTTTGGCAAGCATTACGGATATGCAGGTTGGTGATAGCAACCAGAATGCTGCTGTGGGAACGACGATTGCGTTGCTTGAAAAAGGCAGTGCGGTCATGTCTTCAATCCACAAGCGTTTGCACTACAGCCAGCGCATGGAATTCCAGTTGCTGGCTAAAGGTTTTGCAGAGTTCTTGCCTGACGAATATCCATACGATGTTCCCGGTGAAAGCCGCAGGATTAAGAAGCGCGACTTTGATGACCGCATCGATGTTTTGCCTGTCTCTGACCCCAACATCTTCTCTGTTGCCCAGCGTATTACGATGGCGCAGACACAGCTGCAGCTGGCGCAGAGCGCACCGCAGATGCACAACATGTATGAGGCCTACCGCCGCATGTATGAAGCGATTGGCGTGCGTGACATTGATCAGATTTTGAACACACAGAACGTGGACAAGCCAAAGGATCCTGCAAGCGAGAACGCACAGGCACTGGATGGCTCACCACTGAAGGCTTTTGCTGGTCAGCAGCACGATGCGCACATCATGGCGCACATTATGTTTGGCATGAGCCCGATGATGCAGTCGATGCCCAATGTGGCGATCAATTTGCAGAAGCATATCTTTGAGCACATCCGTTTGAAGGCGGAAGAAGAGGTGGAAGCCGAGTTGTTCCGTCAATACGGCACTGATCCTGAGGGCTTGGTGTCTGCTTTGCAGCGTGAAGCGATGGTTGCGATGAAGGTTGCACAGGGTTATCAAGAAGTTAAGAAGCTCCAGACGGATATGTCGGGCCCACAGGATGATCCTTTGATTAAGTTGAAGGAAAAAGAGATTGAACAAGGCGCCCAACGCGACCAAGCCAAGGCTCAGATCGAGCAGGCGCGCTTGAATGTGGACCAACAGCGCTTGGGCCTTGATCAGCAGAAGGAACAATCTGATGTTCAGTTTGATCAAGCTCGTTTAGCACTGCAACAACAGGTCGCTGCGCAGAAAAATTCGCAAGATGCAATTAAAAATGCCCAACTAGGAGCAAGAAATGCAAGCCAAAGTAACAAAAACCGCTAAAAAAGCGCCCAAGGAGATGTCCGGGGCGCCAAAAAAGGTAAAAACACCACAAAATGACCCACGTGTCACGTATGTTTATCGCAAAGATGCCTTTAAGAAGGTAAAAATAGCGTAAATCTGTGCATAATATGCACGTAACCTTCGGACAGGGGTCTATCTGTCTGCTTCATTGGAGTTATCCATGCTTGAATTTGCAGAGAAAGTCATATTTGCCATTCGCAGGCTTGAAAACGAAACTAAAGACTTCGTTAGCAGCGGCAATGTCAAATCGATGGAGCAGTACAAACATTTGATGGGCCGGTTAGAGGGTTATGCGTTTGTTCAGGAAGCCATACAGGATGTCTTGAGCAAGAACTCTGATCTTTAAAGGACCAAACAGATGGAAATGACTGCATTAGAGAAGCGTTGGGCGGAGGCCGCGGTGGAAAAAGCTGCCGCTGAGGTCGCTGCTGCGGAGGCTGCTGCTGTAGAAGAAGCAGAAGAAGAGCAACGCATGGAAAACATCAGGGAACACCTTCCACAGCCGACAGGTTGGCGGATTGTTGTTTTGCCCTATAGAGGTGCCAAAAGAACCAAAGGCGGCATTGAATTAGCCGAAGAAACCTTGGAACGACAGCAACTCACTACCACTTGCGCATACGTTTTGGCCGTTGGCCCACTTGCTTATAAAGACACCGACAAGTTTCCGGACGGTCCTTGGTGTAAAGAGGGCGATTGGATCATTTTTGGTCGCTACGCAGGCGCACGTATGGGCATTGATGGTGGAGAGATCCGCATTCTCAATGATGACGAAATTCTGGCCCGTGTTAAGGACCCAGAAGACATTCTGCACATGTAAGGAAGCATATGACACAAGTAATGAACGATTCGCAACTTGAGTTTGACCTTGGGGATGGAGAAAAAGCCACAGATGTGAGCTTTGACCGTCCCGAGGGCGACGAGAGTCCTGCTGCGCCTGAACCAGAAGCTAAGATTTTCCAAAAACCTGAGCAAGATTTAGCGCCTAAGAATGAGCTGGATGAGATTAGCGAAGGGGTGCAAAAACGCATCTCTAAACTCACTGCACGCATGCGCGAGGCCGAGCGCCGTGAGCAAGCTGCGCTTGAGTATGCCAAGGGACTGCAGAACCAAACACAAAACCTGCAGCAAAAGCTTGTTCAGACGGATTACAGCCGCCTGAGTGAAGCAAAGACTCGTTTGGAAACGCAACAAACGCAACTGCGTCAGATCATTGCCAAGGCACGTGAAGAAAACGACATCAACACTGAGTTGGAAGCGCAAGAGCGTTTATCTGATTTAGTGGGTGAGCAGCGTCAAGTAGCGGGTTGGTTGCAAGCACAGCAAGTTGCTGCGCAACAACAGTACCAGCAAGCTCAGCAGCCTGTTCAACAAGCACAGCAGCCACGCCCTCAGCCTAACCCTCAAGCAGAGGAGTGGGCAGAGAGAAATTCGTGGTTTGGCCAAGACAGAGTAATGACTTATGCGGCTTGGGGCATACACCAAACACTTGTTGAACAAGAAGGTGTTGACCCTAACTCACAGGAGTACTATACTGAACTCGATAGACGTGTCCGGAGTACATTTCCAGACAAGTTTAAAGACCAATCCAGACAACAGCGTTCCGCGCCTGCTGTTGCACCTGCTGCCCGTAGTTCGGGAATAAATAGTGCGCGCCGTACTGTCCGGCTTTCGCCGAGTCAGGTTGCTATAGCAAAGAAACTGGGCGTTCCTCTTGAAGAGTATGCCAAGTATGTTAAGGAGTGAAACAATGACTAAAGTTACTATCGACAAAGCCCCCCGCGCAACCCGCGATACGGAAAAACGTCGCCGTCCTTGGACCCCTCCCTCACGTCTTGACGCGCCTCCTGCCCCTGAAGGGTTTAAGCATCGTTGGATCCGTGCCGAAGTGAATGGCCATCTGGATAAACAAAACGTTTACGGACGTCTTCGTGAGGGCTATGAACTAGTCCGTCTTGAAGAGTTGCCAGAAGAATATCAAGGCATGATGCCTACCGTTGATGATGGTAAGCATGCTGGAGTGGTTTCTGTAGGTGGACTTTTGCTTGCAAGAGTTCCTGATGAGACCATTGCAGAGCGCAACGAGTATTACCGTCGTAAGGCTCAGGAACAGTTACACGCTGTTGACAACGAGATGATGCGAGAAAACGCTCACTCTACAATGCGGATCCAGAGCCCCGAGAGGAGCTCGCGCACAACATTCCGTCAACAATAAAACGTTGATACTTTAAATTTTTGTAGGAGCTACAAATGGCAAACGTAAATAAGCCTTTTGGCCTGCGTCCCATTGGTAACCTATCTGCTACTGGAGCCCAGAAGCAGTATGGCTATCAAATTGCGGATAACCAAGCCGGAGCAATTTTCCAAGGCGATTTAGTTGTCGTATATGACGGCTTTATCATTAAGTATGACGCATCCACCCACACTGCCCCCACAGGCGTGTTCAACGGTTGCCAGTACTATGACCCAACCCGTGCGGGCAAGCCCACATGGAAAAACTTCTACCCCGGTAGCGTCGATATCACTTCAGGCATCATTGCTTGCGAAGTGTTGGATGACCCCAACCAATTGTTCTTGATCCAAGCTGCGGGTACTATTACTCAAGCCGAGATCGGTAAGAATGCTGATCCTACTGCTTCCACCACTGGTAGCACTGTGACTGGTATTTCTAACGGTACATTGGGCACACCCGCGAAGACTGCTGCATTGACTATGAAAATTGTTGGTTTGAGTGATCAGCCTGACAATGAATTGGGTCAATACGCTGTGGTTGTTGTTAAACTTAATCAACACCAGTACGGTAGTACCGGCGTTGCTGCTGACGGAGCATAATCATGGCTATTACACGTTCCCAACTAGTAAAAGAACTTGAGCCCGGCCTGAACGCATTGTTCGGCTTAGAGTACAAGCGTTACGAAAACGAGCACGAGCAGATCTTCTCTATTGAGACTTCTGACCGTGCATTTGAAGAAGAGGTCATGTTGACTGGCTTCGGTTCTGCTCCAGTGAAAACTGAGGGTGCCGGCGTTCAGTACGACACAGCCTTGGAATCTTTCACAGCTCGCTACACACACGAAACCGTTGCTATGGCTTTCGCGTTGACAGAAGAAGCTGTTGAAGATAACTTGTATGACCGCTTGTCTGGTCGTTACACCAAAGCTATGGCTCGTTCGATGAGCTTCACAAAGCAAGTAAAAGCTGCTTCTGTGTTGAACAACGGTTTCACTGGCGGCAACTATGCCGGCGGCGACGGCGTTGCATTGTTTTCTACAGCCCACCCAACTGCTTTGTCTTCCAACTATGCAAACACTCCCGCAGTGCCTGCAGATTTGAACGAGACATCGTTGGAGCAAGGTTTGATTGACATTGCAGCGTTTATCGACGAGCGTGGCTTGAAGGTCGCTTTGACTGGTCGCAAGATGATTGTTCCTAAGGAACTGCAGTTCACTGCAGAGCGCCTGATGAAGAGCACTTTGCGTACTGGCACTGCTGACAATGATGTCAACGCTATCAAGTCTATGGGCATGCTCCCAGAAGGCTACTCTGTCAACCACTACCTGACAGACGTCAACGCTTGGTTCATCATCACTGATGCACCTAACGGCTTGAAAATGTTCGAGCGTTCACCAATCAAAACCGCTTTTGAAGGCGACTTTGACACCGGTAACGTCCGTTACAAGGCTCGTGAGCGTTACAGCTTCGGCTGGTCTGACCCACGTGGCGCTTACGGTTCGCCCGGCGCTTAATATTTCTTCGGAAATATGTGAAGGGGGCCTTGTGCCCCCTTTTCTTTTGCGGTATATTGGTGTCACTCCGGGCTTTCCGGTGCATTAGACTAGTCCCGGCTAGACGACATACAGACTAATGCGCCTAACTTGTATGTAAGGAAAAATCATGGCATCTACCACGTTTAATGGACCAGTTCGTTCCGAGAATGGCTTTCAGTCCATCACCAAAAGCGCCACCACTGGTGCAGTTACTGTCAACGCTACATTTGGCGCTGCTACTAGCATAACAAGCTTGGTTTACAGAAATGAAAACCACCCCACAACCTCCGCAATTAATGCAACGGCTACAGTCACTGCAGCACAAGTTGCAACCGGCTACATCACAGTAACTTCAGCCTCTGCTGTAACTCTTACGCTGCCTACAGGCACATTGCTTGGCGCGGCTCTCGGTGCTACCAAAGGTACTGTGTTGGATTTGTACATTGACAACACCGCAAGCACAAGCTCAGGCGCTGTGACTGTGGCTGTAGCTACAAACGGTATCTTGTCTAGCGCTGCTGCTGACACCCCCGGCAGCTTTGGTGACTTGACAATCCCTGTTGGTGCAACTGGCCTTGCCCGTTTCACTATCATGTTCTCAAGCGCAACCGCCTACGTGTTTACCCGTACTGCTTAATTGATCTAGGGGGCCTCGGCCCCCGTTTACAAGGAGATTAATTATGATTCAATATGACGTACGATCGACGCATGCCTCCGCTTCCGGTCTAATGATTGGCGGTCGTGTGCGTCTAAAAGGCGCAGTAATTTTTCCGTTCAGTGCTGCCACAGGGTATACCACGTTTGTGGACAATGTTTCTGCCGCAGGTACTTATGCACGCGCAACTACCACCGCTACGATTACTTCCGCAAATCACGGACTGACCACAGGTCAGTGGGTGTATTTGGATTGGGATTTGGCGGACAACCCCTATCAAGTGACTGTCACAGGCGATAACACATTCACGGTCACTGTGGCCGACAGTGGTGCAGCAAGTGGTAACGTGACAATCTACGCCACTGTATTGATGCAGGCAGATGCCTCCAATGCAACCGCCTACACAGTTGTTATCCCCGGCGACGGCATCGTTGCCCGAAACGGTATTCGGGTGTTTCTTGCAGCCAATGTTCACACAACAATTTTCTACGGATAAGGAGTCCAAAATGGGACGAGCAGCAAAAATGGCAGATGATCAGTACCAAGGCGAAGTTCAGCCCGGTGCACAGAAGCAAGACATGAGCAAAAGCGGTGCTAAGCAGACCCCTCGCAAAACAGTGGCTCCTTCTGGCTCCACTACACCGCGTGGTGTAGGTTTGGCCCGTAACAAGTCCTGCAAGATGTACTGAAATGGCTAAATCTCCTGCTTGGCAGCGGAAAGAGGGCAAAAGTGCCAGTGGCGGTCTAAACGCCAAGGGTCGTGCGTCCTACAACAAGGCTAATCCGGGTAAACCCGGACTAAAGGCCCCGCAGCCAGAGGGAGGTTCTCGCAAAGATAGCTTCTGTGCCCGAATGGAAGGCATGAAAAAGAAGTTGACGAGCGAGAAAACTGCCAAAGATCCAGACAGCCGAATCAATAAGAGCTTACGGAAGTGGAAGTGCTAAATGGAAAGCATTGTTTGGAACATGATCCTAACGGCAGGTATAGGATTCGTGGGTTGGGTATTGCGCGACAAGGCATCTGAGATTAATCGTCTTCAGATCTTGCTCAATCGCACCCGCGAGGAAATTGCCAAGGAATATGTGACCAAAGCCGAAGTTCATGCAGATATCAACCGTGTTTTGGACAGGTTGGATAGGCTGGATGAGAAGTTAGATCGTTTAATGGCAACAAGTTTAAAAGGATAGCAACATGAAACACAAAGATGGCGGGCTTGCAAAAAAAGGCGAAGGCATTGCTAAAAAAGGCTTTGCCAAGGGCGGTATGGTTGCTGGCGTAAGTCAGTCACAAGGGAAAACCCTCAACCAAAACGTCAAGAAGTTGGAAGGCGACAAAGTTAATGTCCGTGGCGTTGGTGCAGCACGTGCTCGCACAGCAATGATTTTCTGATCATGGCAGTTTCCGGCGTATCCAACTTTGATCTGCAGTTTGACGACCTCATAACTGAGGCGTATGAGCGCTGCGGCATTGAAGTGCGCGACGGTTACGACATGAAGACGGCGCTTCGCTCCGTCAACTTGATCTTTGCAGAATGGGCCAATCGCGGTCTTAATCTGTGGACGATTGAGCAGCGCCAGCAGGTGCTGACGCCCGGTGTATACGAGTATGACCTGCCTGACGACACGATTGATGGCCTTTCAGCCGTGATTCGTACCAATGCAGGACAGAGTACCCAGCAGGACATCACAATTGACCGTATAGGCCGTGCAGAGTGGCTCCATGTGCCCAATAAACTGACGCAATCGCGTCCTGCGCAGTACTACATCCAGCGCACAGTGCCGGCAAAGGTGTTCTTGTATCCATCCCCCGATGCGACGCAGACTTGGACGTTTGTCTACTATGCAATTCGTCGCATGGACAATGCGGGTGGATTTGGCAACACGGCAGATATTTCTTTCCGCTTCTTGCCTTGCTTGGTTGCGGCTTTGGCATACTACTTGTCTGTCAAAAAAGCGCCAGATCGTATTGCAATCTTGAAGCAGATATACGAAGAAGAGTTCGCGCGCGCAGCAGCGGAAGATCGTGAGCGTTCGGGCTTCTTTGTGGTGCCTACTTACACGCAGAGGTAAGACATGGCCTACGTATCAGGCAAATTTGCTATTGCGCTGTGCGACAGGTGTGGCCAACGTTACAAACTCAACACCCTTACTAAGGAATGGACGGGCTTTAAAACCTGCCCTGAGTGCTATGAGCCCAAGCACCCACAGTTGGAGCCAAAACGCACAATAAATGAGCCTCAGGCCTTGTATCAACCTCGCCCAGAGAGTAGACTTGGGGTTACCGTCTACGTCGGGTTCACGGCTGATACTTCCTTTGCAAGTATCGGAATGATGCCGATGCCTTATGCCAAACCACTGGTCGCTGCAGCGATTCTTGGAACAGTCACAACGAGCATCACATGAATTACACCCAATTAAGCGCTGCTATTCAGGCCTATACGGACAATACAGATGCTAGTTTCATAGCAGAGATTCCTACGTTTGTTAGGCAGACTGAGCAACGTGTGTATAACGCGGTGCAGATTGCTAATCTGCGCAAAAACATGACGGGAACGCTGCAGTCAGGCAACAAATATTTAAGCTGCCCTGATGATTTCTTGTCTGCCTACTCCCTTGCCATATACGCCGCTCCTAGTACAACGGCTACGGGCACAACAGGGGCGTTTACGATTGTGGTTGCAAGTGCCACGAGCATTGTGGCGGGGATGTATGTAACTGGTTCTGGTATTGCCACAGGGGCAGCGGTTGTCACTGTGGTTGGGACAACTGTCACGCTTGACAAAGCAAACACAGGGAATGTGTCGGGCACAGTGTCTTTCCAAGGCGACTACACCTACTTGCTCAATCGTGATGTGAACTATGTCCGTGAGGTGTATCCAAATCCATCTTACAAGGGCACGCCAAAGTACTATGCAATCTTTGGCCCGCAGTCCTTGGACGTTGATGAGTTGACGTTCATTGTGGGCCCTACGCCAGACGCCAACTATGGTGCCGAATTGCATTTTTACTACTACCCTGAGTCGATTGTCACAGCGAATACATCATGGCTGGGTGATAATTTTGACAGTGTTTTGCTGTATGGCTCTTTGGTTGAGGCGTATACCTACATGAAGGGCGAACAGGATTTGATGGCTTTGTACGATGCTAAGTTTAAAGAAGCGTTGATGCTGTTGAAGAACTTAGGGGATGGTAAGCAGCGCGGTGATGCTTATCTGGATGGTCAAGTTAAAATTCCAGTGAGATAAAGCATGATTACAGCCGGACTCACCAACAGTTTCAAGGAGCAATTGTTCCTTGGTGTGCATGATTTTGCAACGGATACATTCCTGATTGCTCTGTACACGTCTTCGGCCATTTTGGGCCCAGATACTACCGTGTATACGACTACCAATGAGGTGACGGGCACGGGATACGTGGCTGGCGGTCTGGAGTTGCAAAACATCACCGTGAATCTAGGTATGGGTGTGGCGTATGTCAGCTTTGATAACCCTGCATGGGCGGGCGCCACGTTTACAACACGTGGTGCATTGATATACAACTTGACCAAAGCAAATAAATCGGTGGGTGTGTTGAACTTTGGTGTAGATCAAACGATGTTGGGGCAGTCTTTCACCATCCAATTACCGACAAACAATCCCGAAAACGCATTGATTAGAATTTCTTGAGGAATAGCATGGCACTTGTTACTACAACCAAAGGCGAAATGGATGACTCTCTTCTTGAGAAAAAAGAAGGTGTCGTGGATAATGACAACGAGAACACCACTTGGGTAGAGTATTGGCTTGAGGGCGAGTTGGTGCACCGGTCGGCCCATGTGACTCTGAAGAAACCATTAACTTACGTGGCTGCTGAAGCCGCATCAATTGCAT